TTAAAAATTTATATCTTCGCGCTTGTAGGCGCGAAGATAAAATTTAAACCACCTATTTTAAACCACTTAAACCGGTTTAATTTCTTACACATTCATTCATTTACACCTTTAAAAATAAACCTATCCCATAATCAAGTGTATAGGCACAAAAAAACCGGGTTTTAAACCGGTTCTTTGCTATTGGGGGGATTTTGGGGGATTAATGGGGGTTATTAAGCCAAATACGGCAATAAAATCGTTTTGTGGACTTCTCGTATACATTTATGTATTTTGCGCCGGATTTACGGCAAAAATCGGCAAAAGTATCCAAATTTGTAACCTTCCTATATTTTCGGGGGGATATATTTAATTCAGGTTCAAAAAAAACTATTGTTGAATAAGTATTTTTCATATTTTTGTATGGTAAGTGAATGAAATAATGGTTAGGGTAATCATTGTTTTGTCTAAACCGGTTAATTTATTTAACCGGTTTTTTTTTGTACGCTAACATCAAAAATTCAATATCTTGTTTGGTTAAGATTGTATCGTTGTATTTAAATCTTATTTGGTTATTTACTTTAACCATTTTAATTAAACCGCTTTTTAGCATTTCAACTAAAAACTTTTTAAAAATTCTTTTGGTAATCATTTTTATAATTTTTTGTTATTAGGTTTTTTTCAATCCATATTTTACAAAGTTTCTTTGCATAACTTGTTCCCTTTGCGGTTACTTCCTGAATTTCTGAAATAACATCTTTGTATGATTTTTCAATTGCCAGTATTTGCAAAATCATTTTTTTATGGTTCATTTCATTAAAATTCAATGGGTCAATTTTGTTTGTGTTTTCCGGCTCTTTGATGCTATCCATTTGGCGCCATTGGTTATCATAATTCATTAATACAACCGGCTCAAAATCTTCCGAACTGCGAAGGAAACGAGGTTGCAAAGTAAATGTTTTTTTCTCTTTGTCTTTTATTACTTCGAGTGTTGAACTTGCCCACCTATCACAATTTGAACCCAAATGACCCAATGTTTGATTGCCTAACCCTTTGCCTTGATGCAAAACGCCAATAAATAGACAATTATAAATTTTTGTAAGTTTCTTAAACCAATTAACAAGTTTGCGGCTCTCTACTTCGTTATTATAATCAAAAATAAGGTCTAAAATTCCATCTATTATAATAACCGGGCATTCCGGGTTGTTTTCTAAATAAGTTTCAATTAACGCCCTAATTTCATCGGGGTTATCCTCACGAACCGAATAAAAGTCCGCCCATTCGGGTAACCCATTAATACCGGCAAAGTTTTTAATTTTATTAACTTGTCTAAAAAAATCGTATTCGGATTGCTCCGTATCAAAATAGGCAATTTTGCGCCTACCTTCCGGGAAACGAAATTTCATACCAAACATATCGCCCGGCATAAATGCACTTGAAATAGCGGCGGCAAGGAAAGTTGATTTCCCTGCCTTTGCTACGCCCGTAAGTATTATAAAGTTTTGAATAACGCCAATTGGTAATTCGCTAATTGTGAATACTACCTGGTCTTTTGGGGGGATAAAATCGGGGTTGTATTTTCTTTTGGCTAATTTTTCGGGTAGGGTTATTGTCTTGTCTTGTTCCATTAAATATTTTGAATAAAGCCAAATAAAAATAGTGCAATTATAAACACTATTAAAGCCTGAATTTCATTACTACATTTGAATAACATTTGAGGTATCTTCTTTTGCATCTTGTAATTTTTGTAAGGTTTTAAAATATTCATCAGTTAGCGTTTGAGCCTCTTTCATAATCATTGAAGGGGTATCTTTGTATGCTCCGGGATTGCCTTCCTTTGCACATACAATTGATAAAAGAACTTGCTCATATTTAGTAAAGCCGGGAATGGCTGCAATAATTCTGCCAAATTCATCTTTTATAGGCATACAAGGGTAAGCCGGTGCATTCGTTTGATATTTCATATTTATACCATTTTAGATTTTAAAGTTAAAATTATTGTTATTCCATTACATTCATTTTCATATATATCGGTTATTAAATCTTTCATTAACCAACACTCACGAGGGGTAATATCTAAAACTGATAAAACCTCATTTTGAGCATTTGTAATACGAAGATGAATGAAGTTTTTAAAATCATTAGATTGTTCGGTCTTGCTCATTTTGGAAAGGTTTTTTTTCTTGAATTGAAATTGATAAAAATTTGTTGTTTGACTTACCAAATTTGACCCAACCGGCAACCTCATAAAATTTGCCGTCTAATTTTACCCAACCTTGATAATCGGGTTGTTTTTCATTTTTTTTGTTCGTTACGGCGTTCATTGAGCCATAACCATTCAGAAGGGATTGAAGATACTCGTTTTTCATTTTTTTTTTGTTTTTTGAAGTAAAGAATAAAAGATATAAAATAGGTTAATAAGTAAACTATTATTGTGAGCGGAATAGACACAACAAATAGATATACTATTGCAATAAATTTTATTAGTAATTTTTTCATTGGAATGAATTTTCCAACATTTTAATTTCTTGATTAAAATGCTCAATTGATGCATCAATTAGAATTCTAATTTCAAATGCTAAATCAAACGGAATATCGTTTTCATTAAGAGATAAGAATTTTCCACCTGAACCATAAAAAAAGATTGTAACTTGTTCGTATGGGGTAAGTGAGCGGAGCGCCTCTAAACGCTGAATTTTGGATTGCGCACTGGCAATTTGACCCAAAATTTTTTGGTCGGTGTTAAATGTCATAAGATAGGGTTTTTTGTTTTGTAGGCTAAAATTATATATAAATAATTGAAACCACCAAATAAATTTCAATATAGGGCAAAAAAAACCCCCAAAATAGACATTTCGGGGGTAATCTTCCTTACTTGTATTTAACCCTATCTATAACAAAAATAGTTCTTTTTCAGCCTCACGGCGTCTTGTTAGACCCGGTATTACTACCAATACTCCGGCTGAATTGCGCCCTTTATTCCATTTTAAGAACTCCGCCGCTACTTCGCTTTTAGGACTTCCGGCGTTCAATTTTCTTAATAAAGTAGATGTTTGTAACGCTCCTAAACCTAAATTATAGGCAAAAGAAGTTAAACTATCCAATTGATTTTGATTAATGGGTACTTTAACGAGCTTTTTAACGCCAGTGGCGAATTTTCCGGCATCTAACCTTAACCAACGGAGCGCCGTTTCTTTATCAATAATATCCCCTTCCTGAACTTTACGTTTTGCATCGTGGTTATATGTGGAACCAAACCCAATTGTCCAAATATTTCCGGTGTCCCGATAACTTTTTAGGCGCTCCCCTTCAAAATCTTTAATAAAGTTCAATCCCTTTGCAGAAACTCCCATAGCGGTTGCGGTTGTAAGTAATAAGACAATTGCCGCCACAATTATAATTTTTGTGGTGGTTGTCATTATTTTCTATTATTTAAATTAATATCACTATCCTTAGCGACTACTAAACCTAATCCGGTTAATACTGCGGTTACTCCGCCCGGTATATCGCCCTTAATAATCGTTGCTACACCGGTAATTAATGTGCCTAATCCAAATAGGCTTGTTTTCCAATTTTTAAACATAAAATTATTTTTTAGTTACCATAATAATTGGTCTGCATAATATCCGGCGCTGCCTTTTATATGCCTGTCCTTTTCGTGTCTAATTTTATATGCCTTACGGCGTTCATCTGCAATCTTTTTACCGCAATATTTCAAATAGTAGGGATAATCTAAATAATTCCTATCCCCAATACTTACTATAAAATTTCCATACACATCATAAACATCAATTTTTTTATTGATTTTTTCGCTTGGCAAAACAATTACATTTAATTTTTCTGCCTTCTTTTTTGTGTATAGTAAAATCTTATACATTTATTTTTTAGTAAAAAAATCTAATTTAGTTTCAATTCGTGCCAACCTATCTAATATTTCACTATTAGTATCGTTGTGCTTCAATAAATCTTTTTCAATTTTATCCAAACGGCTTTTAGTGGTAAAATAAAAACCACTGGCAACCGCTACGAATGTGAATACACTAATTATTAATTCCGTTTGCATCATCTTCTACTTTATCATCTTTAAGTATTGCTCGTGAAATTACATTGAAACTATTAGCGGCTAAAAAACTCGCATCCATATTTTCAAAAATTCCGCCTTTACTTGCAGCGTCTAATACTTGTTTAATTACGTTTAATGCTTGTTCGTTTGTCATAGATTTTTATTTTAAGGTTTAATTAAGCTAAGGTAAGATTTAATTGTGTTGCCGCCCATTCATACGCCCACTCGTTCACATCACTTTGCGTTCCCCATTGGTCATACGTTGGTTCGCCCATTGTTAAATTTCCATCTGCAAGTTTATTAGCGTCTGCATCTAATAACTGCCAATAAAAAGTTGCACTATTTAATAAGTTATCATTAATGATAATTAAATTTAAAAGGGTTGCGGTTTGTTGTTGTCCGTTTACCCATAATGTAAATGGTTGTATTTGTTTCATATTATTTTATTTTAAAAGAAATTACCTGAAAAAGTTACCCAACAATTTGCATTTAAAGGGTTTGATGTTCCATTTGTTGTAACATCTATTTTACAACCCGTTCCATCTGCTGACGCTGTAACGCTTGTTACTAAACTTGAACCGACTACATTAGAACTCAATAAACTTAAAACACCAACACCATTAGTAGAACAAGAAATTGAATAAGTATAAATATTTGAGCCCAAATTATATCCGGCATTCCACCCTACAAAAATATTAATAATTCCAAAAATTGCATTTTGTCCACTTAAATTTCCGGCGTTATTAAAAAATCTTAAAATAGTTGTTGTTGTTGAATGTGGCAAAGGTACATTTGCACTTCTTAAATATTGATTTCCGGATTGTAAATTTGCACCGGTAAATGTACCTAAACCATTTACATAAGCATCTCCATTAACTTGTAACTTTTGCCCATTGTCTGACGTTGTATTCAAAAGTAAATTTCCTGTGCTACCAACAATTCGCATATATTCAGCAAAAGTTGAAGCACCACTTCTTACTCCAAAAACTGTGTTTGAACTATAATTACCAGCACCAGTAACAGATTGCGCCCCAATAAAAGATATTTGGTCGGTACCAGCTGCATTTTGTACTTGAAAAGAAGCTAATGAATATAAACCATTTCCGTCAAAACCATTTCTAAATCTACTTACAAATGAATTTCCAAGAGTAGTAGAACTATCAATATTTTGTCCAAACATTGTTATTGTATTATCACTACTTAATACAACTAATTTTGCAGCTGTTGGTGTGCTTGTATTAATACCCACATTACCAGCATTAGATATTGTCATAAAAGTAGTACCACCACTACCAGCCCCATTACGTTGTTTTCCGAACATAAATTCAGGTGTGCCACCGCTACTATCACTATCAATATTAAAATACATTCCGTCATTACTATTGATTACTGCATTAGTAACGCCAGTTTGACCTAATAACAAACTATTTGATATTAGTGCAGTACCATTTACGATTAATTTTTGTCCTGAATCAACTTTTGTTCCTATTAGAAAATTCTTTGATGCCGATATTCTTGCAGCTTCTTGCGTGTTACTTAAACCGGCATCATAAATACCAAATAATATTGGACTTGCAGTTGTATTACTATTAAAAATAGTCATATCTCCATCAGCACTACCCTGAATAAAGTTATTTGATGCGGTTGCAAGTCCTATTCCAATTCTTTTTGTTGCTCCCGTTTGTAAATTGTCTATTCGTAAACTTGGTGCGGTTGAACTTACAATTTGCAATTGTTGGTCGCCGGTATTATTTTCTATTACAACTTTTTTTGCAAATGTAGATTGTCCCGTTGCACGATTAATGCTAAATGGGGAATCAACAAACGTACCGGCATCATCGTAACGTCTTATAGCAAAATCACTTCCGGCATTTGTTCCACTTTCAGTGCCATCAACTCTAAAAGCCCATCTTGGTAAATTATTTGTAGCAAATGAAAATATACGGGCAATATTAGTATCTGCATCCATTCTTACTCGCGCAATACTGGAACCACCATCAAAAATTAAATTATTACCATTTAATGATATTGTACGTTCCCCCGATAAAGTTCCGTTACCATTATAAATATTAGTAGTTAAATAAGTGCTACTATCTAAACTTCCATCTCCTTTTAAAAACTCAGTTGATGTACCACCGGTAACAATATATTTACTTGCTGTTAATGAATTAGCAGTACCATCATAAGTTAAACCACTATCCCCAATAATTGTACTTGCACCATTCCAAAGTGCTATTTGTCCATTAGCTCCGGTACCGGTAATTGTGCCGGTTCCCGGACCACCGATTAAATCCCAACCCGTACCATTATCACGATAAAATGCAAATGTATCAGTAGATACAAATATTCTACCTAAAAATCCGGCGGCAGGTCTATTAGCTAACGTATCGGCAAAAAATGCCGGTGTTTGCCGTTGGTTTAATATTGATAAATCTATATTAGGCATCTTTTAGATAGTTTTTCTTTACTGAAACTAAATTATTTGAACCACCAGTGTTAATAAATGTTGCTAACAATCTTGTTGTTAAAAATTCTCCCACATTACCTTCTATTTGAAAACTTTGATTTTGTTGTAAAATAACTTGGTCAATTTGAACCGCATTAGTTCCATAATTAACAAATAAAATACTATTGCAATCGGTTGTGATATATCCGTTTGCATCATAAGTAATCATATTTATATCAACATTTATTCTACCGGCTTTTATTTCAAAATTGCTCATTTTTTTATTTTTAAAGGTGTAAGGAATGAATTAAATGGAATATGGAACGCCTACTTTTTTTCCGCTTATTGTAGTACCATAAAAAGATTGATAACTTTCAATATCTTTTGGTTTACTTACTTCTCTTATTTGTTCTAATATTGGCGTTGTAACATTTTCAGAACTATTTAATTGCATTACTACATCTTGAACCGAACTTGTTACATCAGGCACAAATTCCCCCTTATCCAATGGGTCTACAATTACCGAACCTTTGTACTTCTTTTTACCATTTTTATAAAAATAGTAAACCGCCGCACCACCTAATAACAATAATAACAATGATAAGCCTTTATTTTTCATTTTAACTTCTTTTTAAACCATTAACGTATGTAATCAATTGATTAACTTGTTCGGCGCTAAATCTATCCGCCGGATAACTTAACAAAGTTCCACCCAACAACCAATTCAATAAATCCTTTTTATATTTTTCATTAAATTTAAATGCTAAATAAGATACTTGCGTTTGCGTTTTAAGTGATTTAAAAACGCCTAAAACAGCATCAAAATCATCATAAAAGTATCCGGGTGCATTCCAAATTGTATCAATATATTTATTAACCGCATCATTTTTTATAATTAGTGCATTAGGTACACTACGCCAGTAATTAGGATTGAATGCAGAACCCGGCTTTGTAATTTCCTTATCTACATTTTTTTCCTCATCACTCCTACTTAATCCAAAACTTTCGGATAGTGGTTTTATTATTTTAGTATATGCTAAATATAAAACAACGCCACCGATAATTAAATTTTGGTTATCCTTTAAAAAATTACTTTGCGCCATTTTATAACATCATTAAAAGTGATTTTAACTTCATTGAGTTCATTTCATCTAATTTTCTTAAATGCTCAATGGTTACACCCTTATCCATTAAAGAATGTAAAATTTTCAACGCCTCATCAGTATCATCAATTCCTGCTATCCCGGTAGGCGCACCCGTTTTCGTAAACATATTACTAACCAATCCCATAATTCCGGCTACAATTGTTTCTTGTAGTTGCGGATTGCTTAACATAGCGTTCAATGGGGATTGCTCCACTTCTTCTTCTTCTTCCATTTCGCCAATACTTTCCAATGCGCTCAATCTTGATTGCATTAAAGCATTTTGCTCTACTAATTTTTCTAATAACATTTCAGTTCGTGGACTTCCAACATTACCCATTTGGTTCATAGGTAAAAATTGTTGCGGTCTATTTAACTGAAATGAAATAGAAGTAAGGATAGGCTCTTTTTTCCTACCCTTACTTACTTTTTCCTCGCTAATAACTTGTATTAGGTATGGATTATAGTTTTCTACATTGTTGCGGAGTTGTGTTAGTGCCATTTGCAATTCCTGACGCCCTATTTCTTTATCCCCCGAAAAATTATAACGCAAATATTGTGGACTTGGATTTACTCCGGCATACACTTTATAATCGTTACCTTCTGCGGTATCGTAAAAATTTAGTACTTCATCAATTGTAAATATTTCGGGTCTAAACGCTGCCATAACAAATAAGATTTTACATATAATAATAAACGCCAAATGAATAAGCCACACCGGTAGTTGCTAATGCAGTAGGTAAGCTAATATAAGATTTAGTCCAACTAATATCTTGGTCATTCATTTCCGGTAATTCAAACACATAAGCACCAGTACTTTTTACAATGTTAGATAGTGCAACCAATGGCAATTGATAAATCAATTGTAAATCTCCCTGATATAATGTCAAATAAGATTTACTTAAATCGGCATCAGTAACACCGGGTAAACCTGACAAAATACTAAACGGGGTTGCGTGAATATTGTAAACCTGAATAGCTTGTATGTGAGCATTCCTCAATTGAGGTTGGTCGGCAAAAAAGAACTTTGTAAGGGTGGAACCTGTTTGCACTGGCACTTCCAATCCTTGAAACCTTTTTATTCTCATACAATTTTTTTAAAAATAATAAAATAGGGTGGGGCAATTGCGCCCCCACCTGCGCCGCTTTTAGAGTTAGCTAAACTATATTTTACAAAACAATTACTTAACTGTTGTAACATTTTGTAGAAGCAACCCGCGTTGTTGTACGCAAATAAAACTATTTGCAGTAATTGTAGCAGGAGCGCCACCGGCAATCAATTGGAAATTGATGTTTGCAGCACCATTCATTACAATACCTGGTTCAACCGGGTAGAATGAATTTTGTGAAGCATCCCATTGGTCTACCGGGAAAATTGTTTGTGCGGTAATACCAACACCACCTTGCGTTTGTGGAACAAAATAGCTACGGAATACATCATACGCCGGTACTACTAAATCATTGTTAATTGACAATGATAAGTAACCATTGTATAAACTCCATAAATCATCATCACTTGTACCTGTAAATGCAGTACTATTTGGATAAGAATAAAGTTTAGCAGCAGTAGTTGTTGCACTACCAATACCAAAAGTTACGCTCCATTCAGTAGCTACGAAAATGTCTTGAAGATTAAGACGGCGTTCGTTTACTCTTACAGCTCCATTTTGGGTATCGTTTACTAATACCGGAATGTGATAATTTGCGCTTGCAGTAGATAATGCTACTTCACTTCTTAAATAAGATTGTGTAATTTTTGCGTGGTCTACACTATAACCTAATGAACGTACTAATGCTTTTGCATTTTCAAATGTCATACGTTGTCCTACTTGACTTGCCATTTTATTTATTTTTTTAATTTTTTAATTAAAGGTGTAAATGAATGAATTAACATTCCTCGTCTAAACCGGCAATACTTGGTGTCATATACGAAGTATCAACCAATCCTTCACGATTATACATAGCCGCAATCATTGGGGTTTTGTAATCGCTATCGGAAGCTACTGCACCAATACCATTTAGAACGCCAAATGATTGTACTAATTTAATACCACCAACGGCAATCATACCATTTGCAAGACCCTGACCGGCAGCGCCTTTAACAAAACGAGGAAGTACTAAACCAACTGCAACCGGGATAGCCGCTTTGATTTTTTCATTCGCTACTGGAACAAATTTAGATACTAATTGAGCGGCAACGCCACCTGCAATTGTATAGGCAACGCTCATAGCAGTTGAACCTACTGCGCCAATACCTGACATCTTACGTCTGCGTCTTGGTGCGCTTTTTCTTTTGTACGATTTTCTACGCATTTTTTTGTTTTTTAATTATTGTTAGAAAAATTTTATTTTATAAATCATAACCTAAATAATCAGCTAATTCTCTTGTTGTTTCTTCAAAAGAAAACCACGCTAATAAATTTTGATTTTGTGTGTCTTGCGCAAATGGGTCATCACTATCCCAATTTTTACCAAATATATCCGCCGGGTTATTAGTTCCGTAATTAAACATTACTTCTCTTAATAACTTCATTATTTCCGGCTTATATCTTTTAAACCACGCCTTCGTATCATTATAATAAATTAAATCACTAATAATACCGGATTGTAAACCACTTCTTAAAACATCATTCATTAAACTTCTTAAACTATCATAACCACCATTAGTAACTTTTGATTTCAACATAGTTGCAACCTTTTTTACTAATTTATTAGGACTTCCGGCGGCTAATTGTGTAAGCCTTTTTAACTCATCATTTTTTGAAATACCACTAACAACCCTAATATTTACATTATGACTTTTAGTGTCTTTATGGTTTTCCATTCCATTTACGCGGCGTTTGTGTGCCGGAATAGTTTTCCAATTAGTATGTTTTGAAGCTGAATATCTTGGTTTAGTTTTTTGAACTACCTTTTTAGCCGCTTTTTTAGGCGCTGCCTTTTTTACAACTTTTTTAGCTGCCTTTTTAGGCGCTGCCTTCTTAACAACTTTTTTAGCCGCTTTTTTCTTTTTTACTGCGCCTACTTTTTTCTTTCCGTAAACTTCTGCAAATGCCTCTTTTAATGAAACACCTGTTTTTTTACGGATAGCTATTGCCTTTTTAAATTTTTCTTTTGCTATTTTTTGTGCTGCGGTCATTGTATTATTTTTTTGCGAATTGTTTAACTAATAAAAATCCGGCGGCTACTAAACCTAATGTAACTGCAATATTCATTCCGGCTTTTTGAGTTCCTGAACCACCATTTGCACTACTAATTGGCGGTTTACTTATCAAAGTATTAATTGAATAGTCCGTTCTATTACGAGGACTACCATTTACGTTGAAAACACTTTTACCCTGAAAATATTTTTTATTCAATGTATCATTAAATAATTGAGCTACATCTCTACTTACTTGCCCTACATCACTGAAACCGCTTTTAGTTCCCGAAGCTCTACCAAATAATTCAAAATATTGTTGTGGTGCATCTTCAAAAGTTGCATTATCTTCCATTTTTTGAATATAAAATGCAACACGCTGGTTCGGTGTCATTTTAGCTAATAACGGCATTCTTGACTTCCATTTAAAAGTACTATTATCAAATGCAGTTAAAAAAGGAAATTGACTGAAAAAATCAGGTGTAACACCTTCTTTTGTCAAAAGTGCATTCAAAACTTCTTTACCGCCCTGAACTAAAATACCGGTTCCGGTAGCTTGTAAATTTTCTCTAAAATTGTTTTGATTATCCTCATTATCGCTACCACCAAAAATATCATCGAAAAAACCACTTATTTGTGGCATATTTTGGAGCGCTCGTGTAACCTTATTAATAGCTACTTTATATTCTAATTCTTTTGAACCGCCCGGTTTTATTTTTCCATTAATTAAAAGATAATCCCTATCACGAACCAATTGGTCACGATAAGCTGACATTTCTTTAAATTTTGTTTGTGCTGAATAGTTATTATCTATTCCGCTTAACGCTATTAAACTCATTTTAACTTTTTTATCTTTATAAAATGTTGGTTGTTTACTTTTATCATCAAACCTATCTAAAACCGGGTCTATCCAAATTTCATTTTTAGTTCCGGGATATAAAACCGCAAACACGTGTCCGGGTTCTTTTATTCCTTCTTTATAACTTGCAAAACGATATGCCACCGGTACATTCATAATACCTTTCCTTGCTAAACTTGAAAAAATCCCGTTTGTAAATAGCGCATAACTTTTACAATCTCCCGGCATTGATACAATTGCCGCCGGACTTCTTAATGTTTGATTGCTTGAACTTTCAATGTAATATGGAACATTGTTTTTTAAAAACTCCCAAACATTTTTTGCGGTTTCTTCTACATCTGCACCTACAAAATACTGACTTATTTTATCATATTCACTATCCCATTTATAATGAGTATCAACAATGCCATTAACAATGTCTTTTGTGCTTTGGTCGGTTGTAATAACTTTTTTATAGTTTTTAAACGGACTTAGCTTTTGTAGTATAAAATTTTTACTATGCAAAGAACTTATAATTAATAATGAATGGTAAAGGAACTCTATCAATATTTGCGCTACCCTTCAAAACAAAATTTAATTGTTTTGAAGTAAATAAAATACTTGCCGTATTAACTAAATTTAATAAAGAAGTATTTGCAACTATATTTAGTTCTTTTTCCGAATTACCCGGAATATTAATTAATTGATTAAATGTAACATCGGCAACCTTCTGCCCACTCTCTAAAAATAATTCAGCATCTAAATTTCCAAATGTGGTTGAAACATTTGTAGGATTGAACAATTTTACCCCTAATGTAATTTCAGGGTTTAAAACATTCCCCCCTAATTTAATTCGGGTGGGAATATAGGTAAGGGATTGCTGAAACCTGAATTTATTAAAAATCCAGTATATCGCACCGGCTCCCAGTAACAAACCAATCCATTTTTTAGCTACCATATTATCAAAATTAAGGTTTTTTCCTAAAAAACAAAAATTTTTTAAAAAATGTGTGCGTTGGTTAAACTTTTAGTTTAAAAATTTATATCTTCGCGCTTGTAGGCGCGAAGATAAAATTTAAACCACCTATTTTAAACCACTTAAACCGGTTTAATTTCTTACACATTCATTCATTTACACCTTTAAAAATAAACCTATCCTATAATCAAGTGTA